AACATGAAAACCGCCTATGAAGAAAACGGAGGCGGTATCAAGGGCGTTGTTGCTGCCGGATGGGAGGGAATCAAAGGATATTATTCAGCAGGATTCACATTCGTTGATAATTTATCCGGAGGGAAACTCTCTGAAATCAAATCAAAATTCTCTGAAAAGACATCGGAAATCAAAACAAAGGTTTCCGAGGGTTGGGAGAACATGAAAACCACTGTCACCACAAAAATGACGGAATGGAAAACCAACGCATCAAACAAACTGAATGAAATAAAGACGAATTTCTCAACAAAGGTTTCAGACATCAAGTCAAATGTTTCAACAGGTTGGGAGAACATGAAAACCACCGTCACCACAAAAATGACGGAATGGAAAAATAATACATCGAATAAATTGACAGAAATCAAATCCGGATTTTCCTCAAAGGTTTCGGAGATAAAAACGAAATGGTCGACGGATTTCACGAACATAAAGGACAAGGCAACCTCACTCATGGAGACAGCAAAGTCCAATGTTTCAACGAAACTCAATAATATGAAATCCGCATACAGTGAAAAAGGCGGGGGAATCAAGGGAATCGTGTCTGCTACGTTCACAGGCGTAAAGGACACAATGAACTCTCTCATGAGTACGGCGAACACTCTGACAGGCGGGAAGCTTGACAGCATCAAATCGGCGTTCTCAAGCAAATTAGCGAGTGCAAAATCGACCGCATCGTCTGCGATGGAGAATATCAAATCATCATTCTCCTCAAAGATGGAATCCGCACACGGAGCGGTGACAGGTGCATTGTCAAGAATCAAATCGGCGTTCAATTTCAAATGGTCATTGCCACATTTGAACTTGCCACACATCAGCGTGCACGGAGGAGTTGCACCGTTTGGAATTGGAGGAAAAGGTTCACTCCCGTCGTTCTCAATCCAGTGGTACAAATCCGGAGGTATCATGACAAATCCGACAGTGTTCGGAATCAACGGAAACAGCCTCATGGTAGGAGGAGAGGCAGGAGACGAGGCAATATTGCCTCTTGCAGAATTTTACAATAAATTAAACAGCATCCTTGACAAGAAAATGGATGCTGTACAGAAATCGCAAGTTGTGTATGTAACGAATCACACATACATCGACGGCGACGAAATAGCAAGCAGAACCGTGTCAAAGGTTGATGCGGAAATGGTAATAAATAAGCGAAAAGGGAGGTAAAACAGGGCGATGAAAATAAACGGAATAGACATCAAGAAATACGATGCAAAGCAGTTGACCGCCGATGTGCAGCCTCCCTCTTTTTCAAATTCTTATGAATGGCTGACGAGTGCAGCACTGCCGACGGAATTTGAGACAGAGGTTCAGATGGGTCATTTGAAACTGTCAATATATTTCAAAGGCAAGGACAGGAACAACATCATCCGTGCTGCATCGGAGTTCATGAGCAATTTCACAAAGGCTTGCAAGATGGAACTCGACGGCTACAAAGGAACATACATCGGATTCATCACAACAAATGACTACGAAAAAAAGAATGTAAAACAGAGGTACATTGTAAACCTCGAATTTGACGGCTTTTTCGTCGATGACGACCTCTCAATCACATTCGACGGGAAAACCTCTGCATCGTTCTATAAAGTGGGTACAAGAGACGCTCCGTGCGTTGTGGAGGTATATGCAAAGAGTGCATTGACGAATTACACAATCGCCGGACTGGGAGAGGATGACATCATCATTGAGAGTTTGGCAGCAGGAAAGACGGTTGTGATAGACGCAAAGACCGGACTTGTGACAATCGACGGAACAAATGCATTTGACAAGGTGAACATCTGGACGTTTCCGGTATTAAAGACCGGAGAAACAGCACTCACATTCTCCAACACAAAGGCGAGAGTGACTATCAGATACACGCCTATGTGGATTTAGGAGGTGAGAACATTGCAGATTTTTAATGACAAAAAGAAAAGAATCGGAACATTGTCCGGATTCAAAGACAGGGAAATCACCACGACACTGGATTCCGGAGACAAAGAGTTGTCGTTCAGTTATCCGGCAGCGGGAGCATTGGTTGACCTGCTAAAAGAAGAATATTATATACGCACCAAAACGGACGAATATGTCATCAAAGCGGTTGAAAAGGGAGAGCAATTCAACAAATACACAGCAGTCCTCAATGTCGAGGAGTTGGAGGGAACGGCGTTCCCGTATGGTTTTGAATCACAGGAGCAGACAATCAAGGCATGTCTTGAGTTTGCGTTTGAGGGTACGGGATGGAATGTCGGAACATGTACCGTCACAAAGAAAAGAACAATCGACGAGCAGGAGAGCGTCACCGCATGGGATGTCCTGCAAAAGTGCCTCTCGACATATCGTTGTGAGTGCATCATCCATTCACTGACAAAGACAATCGACATATATGACCGAATAGGCAGCGACAAAGGATGCTATTTCATGGAGGGATTGAACCTCCGGAAAATATCATTGAAATCGGACACATACGATTTTTATACAAGAATCTATCCGATAGGCAAGGACGGCATCACACCGGAGTGGTTGACCGGAAAAGATTACATCGACAATTTTCAATACAGTTCCAAAATCAAGGCGTATGTTTGGAAAGATGAAAGATACACAAACACAACAAGTCTGATTGAAGATGCAACGGCAAAACTTGAGGAGATGTCAAGACCATACAAAGCATACACCGCAGAGGTGGTTGACCTTGCGAAAGCATCAGAGGAATACAAAGACATTCTTTCATACGGAATCGGAGACACGGTCACACTTGTGTCAAAGAAAACGAGGACGAGGGAAAAACAGAGGATTGTCAAAATTACTGAATATCCGGAATCACCAAAAAAGAACACGGTCGAGATTTCCAATGCGAGAAAAACATTTGCAGAAGTCCAAAAAGAGGAGACAGCAGCAGCAACAGACGAGGCAATTTCAATCGCAAATAACAACACAAAAAAAGTGTTGAAAGATGGATATTATACGAAAACGGATGTTGAATCGCATATAACAGCAGCAAAGGACGAAATCAATCTAGGAGTATCAAAGACCTATGAGACGAAAACGACCGTAACAGAGAAGTGCAATGCTGCGGAAAAGAATGCGAACAAAGCGACAGACGAGAAACTGACAGAGTATTCCACGACGGAGCAGATGCAGTCGGCGATTGACCTCAAAGCGGACGAAATCAATCTAGGAGTATCAAAGACCTATGAGACGAAAACGACCGTAACAGAGAAGTGCAATGCTGCGGAAAAGAATGCGAACAAAGCGACAGACGAG